ATGAAAGATATATGTTAGATTTGGAAAAAGTAGAAAAAGACGAATTACATAGAAAAGATAAATTAGGTTCTGAACAATTAGAAAAAGATAAATCAAAAAATAAATCATCTACAGATTATAAAGCAGAAGAAGAATATAGAAGAAAAGTCACTGAATTAAAAAGTAAAATTAATAGAATTGAATTACCTAAAAAATATATCCCCAATAGTAAATTTCATATTAAAGAGTGGGCTTTGAATGAAGATACTGAAAATGTATTTACAAGTGATATTGATGATAATACTGTTTCAGAAATTATGTATTTAAATATTAATAAAGAATGGAAAATTTTATTATTGATGGGTATAGGTGTATTTGTAAAACATCCTGATAAAAAATATATGGATATTATGAAAAAATTAGCCTCTGAACAAAAATTATATTTAATTATTGCCTCTTCTGATTATATTTATGGAACTAATTATCAGTTTTGTCATGGATATTTGAGTAAGGATTTAAATAATATGACACAAGAAAAAATGATTCAAGCTTTTGGACGAGTGGGAAGAAGTAGTAGTCAAAGTAATTATACATTAAGAATTAGAAATAATGAATTAATTTTAAAGTTATATACAAAAGATACTAATAAACCTGAAGTACGAAATATGAATGTATTATTTGGATAAATTTAACTATGAAATCCATTTGTCTTTTATATTTAATCTTTTTTTTTATCAGTTGTCCAATTTACTTTATCGTAGCCGAAGTACAAGATGAAGATTTGTTTAATTAAGAAAATTGAATGTAATGATATTAACTTAATGTAAGTAGAAATACAAAAAATGAGCTTTTCTTGGTTAAACTATGAAACAGATGACGATGATGATGATGTAAAAATCACAAATAATCCATTAAGAAAACTTAAAAAGAGAATAAGAAGAAAAGAGGAAAGATATAAAAAAAATCCAAGTCCTGAATTAGAAAATGAATTATTAGAATTAAAGGAAAAATTATCAATGTATGGAGAAACAAAAAGTGAACCTATAAAAAAAAGTAAAAAAAAAAAATTTAAAAAAAAGAAAGTTGATAAAGCACAAAAGGAAAAGGAAAAAAAATGGAAAAGGGAAAAAGAATTAGAAAAAAAGAGAGAGAGAGAGCGACAACAACAAAAAGAATGGAATAAAAAGAAAGAAAAAGAACGAAAAAGAAGACAAGCCAATAGAGATAATCGGATAGAAAATAATAAATTAAATAAAATATTGTTAAAATATTCAAAAATTAGTATTAACAATATTCCTATGGATATTATTAATTGGATAAAGGATACAACAAAAAAGGGCTATTATAATTTAGTAAAAAAATATCACCCTGATAAAAATAAAGATGTTTGTATTGAGTATATTAAATTTATAAATGAATGGAGGAATCAAACTAAAAAAGTTTCATTTGTTTCCTGTAAATAAACATAATGCCAGCAATGATAAGCCCGATACCAGTCATCATATCCATAGTAATTTTTTCACCAAGTAAAACAACAGAAAAGATGGCATTAAATATAAGCAATGCTGATTCTGCTATAGGTGTAACAAAAGAAGCATCATATTTTTCTAAGAGATAATAATTAGCCATAATAGCTATCATAGCAATAACACTAACAATACCTCCCCAAATAACAACATCTTTTAAAAATAATTTGCTATCTTTTTTATATTTTTTTGGAAATCCATTAAAATAATAATGCTGTATTAAAAAAGGAATTGCTATGATTCCACTGATTAAATATCTTAAAAAAGTAAAATAATAATGTCCTAATTTATCAACGGCACCTTTTTCTAAAATAGGTTTTAAAGCCCATCCTCCACCATTTATAGCGAATAATAAGAAATCTTTCATATACATTATGTAATGATAATTATATATTTCGAATTAAATTAATTTCATCTAAAATATTTAATTTTTTATTATCTATCCATACAACTTCATTAAAAGAATATTTGTCACCAAGCTCATTGCATATTTTAATTTGTAAATAATAAAATTCATAATCAGTAATAGGAATATGAGAATACCAATAATATTGATTTTTAAATGAAAAATTATTATAATTATACCAAAAATTAAAAATAGGTATATTAGAAAATTCACCAAAATATTTTGGTATTAGTATTCTATTTCGAATCATTTTTATTAAAGATAAATTTTGATAAATATTAATTTTTTCTAATATTTTTTTTGATAATATAAACATAAAATAACTGGTAGGATAACTTCTGCCATTTATAAGTTGTATTTTTTTCCAATTATTTATAAAAAAGTTATACATACTAATATCGCTATAATTATCTATTTTTTTAAAATGTGATAATTGTTCATTTATAAAATTATCCAAATCTTGTTTATTATAAGATTTATTATTAATATTATCAATGTAATTTTTAATAAATATAAGTTTTTCCTTGTTATTAATAATTTTATTGGTTTTTTCTTTCATATCCTTAAAATAAGGTTTATTATAGTGATTATAATGATAAATAGAAGAGCGGTAATGTGGTATTTTAATTTTAATACATGTTTTTTTAATGTATTTGAGAACTTCTTTATTATTTAAAAATCCCCTATTAGTTTCAATATTTTGATAAATAAAAATATCGGCAGTTTTTAATAAATTTAAATGTTCATCGGTAAAATAAGTTTTATCCTGAAGTGACGATTTTTTTCCATTAGCAACATCACCATAACCAATATAATTGTTAATGCAAATATAATAGGGTAAATAATTTTGTTTAATTTCATTATATTGTATGATATTTCTTCTAATTTCATTAAAATGGCAATTACCAAATAAAACCAATTTTTTCTTTTTTCTGGAATGTTTATAGGAAAGCATATAATAAATTATAAATATTATAAATTAATTTTTATAATTCAATATCATTATTTATATAGTTATATTTTTAATAATTTTGTCAATAATTACAGTTCCGTTAGTATCAGTATTGTGTAAATGTTTAATTTTGGTAATATCTATAGAAAGATTGTTAATTTTACGATATTTACTATTAGAATGAATTTTAAGTTGATAAGCTGCTTGTTTTAAGATTTTATTATTAATTTTAATATTATTTGGATTTTTTATAATTAAATGAGGCGAAGAAAAATTAGATAAATGTAACCAATAATCATCAGGTTGTGATTCGTCTATAATTTGTTGATTTTCATCTTGATTTTTTCCTATAATGAATTGGAAATTTTTAAATGTTATAAGAATCATATTTAACTAATAAAATTAAAATTAATAATAATTCAATTTATTTTGTAAATTATTTAATATATTTAATTTTTCCTTAATATCGTCTAATTTTTCTAAAATAGTTAGTTTTGAAGATTTAGAACTTGAAATACATTTTTTAGTTAAATTTGGGTGTTTTTCAATTCTAAAAAACTCTCTCCATATTTTTTTTTTAACTTTTCATTAAATCTTTCTAATTCTTCTTTTTTTGTTTTATCTGGTTTCATTTTCATTTTTAAATTATATCTTTTGTCATCTATACGTCTATCAAATGTTAAATGTGGAGCATTTCTAAAATTTTGTATTGTATAATATGGAGGCAATTCTTTTTCTACTTCAATATCATTTTCTAAATTATATAATTTTTCTTTTATTTGTTCTAATTTTTCTAAAATAGTTAATTTTGATGATTTTGAACCAGAAATGATTTTTTTTTGCTTAGGATGTTTTTCAATTCTAAAAAACTCTCTCCACAAATTTTTTTCTTTATTATAGCATTCTTTATTATAATTTACGTATTTTGGCATGATGTCTTGGGTAATTCCTTCTGGTAATTTTATTGCTGTTTTTTTTCTACTTCTTTTATTTTGATTAGAATTTTGAACGCTTTGTGTAGCCCATCTTAAATTAGTTCGTCTATTATCTAATCTAATTCTATTAATATGGTCGATGGAGTATTTTTTATCATTGATTCTTTCATCGTTGGGATTTATGTTTTTAATAACGAATGAATGTAAATAAATTTGTTTTTTTGTATCTGGTTCTTTTCCAAAAGAATATCCATTTGAATGCAATGAAAACACTGGTCTATATGGTTTATAATTTTTAATTAATTCAATATCTTCTATTGATAATATAGTACATTTTGTATTATCTTGATTACAAGTCATTTTATAATATCTTTCCTTTGTTTCTGTATTTTCAATTAAATAACAAATATTTTTATATGTACCTGCGAATTTACCAGCACGAATATAAACACCTTCATCTTTTTCAATTACACTTTCGTTTTGAGAGAACATATTATAATTTATTTTATTATATATTCTTTAAATCAATTTTGTTAGTTATTATTTTTATTAAAATGTTACACCAACTAAATTAGTTTGAATATGCTAACCCTCCCATACCACTCATAACACGGAGGACATTGTAGTTAGTGGCATAGACACGGACCTTGGCGGTCTGTGTTCCACCGATAGCGGCGGCGGAGACGACAAGCTGAAGAGTGGCGTTGTCGATGCGAGAGAAGTTGCAAGTTCCAGATGGCTGGTGCTCCTCAGGGCGAAGTGCGAATGAGTAGCAGTTAATACCGGTGTCTGGGTTGCGTGTGTGGTGCTGGAAAGGCTGGACGAGATCGAAGTAGGTACCTTCGCGCTCAGAGAAGCGGTCCTGTCCGTTAAGCTGAAGCTTAGCGGTAACAACAGGGTTCTCACCCCAGCAGTGCATGTTAAGAGCGGTCTCAGCAAGGACGAAGACACCGGCATCAGAGACACCGTTAGATGCGCCGCTGGCAGCCCCGTTTTGTGCGGAAATCGACCCACGTTGTCCGGCGCTTCCAGCTGCGGGTGCCGCTGTGGCTGTGACAGCTGCTCCAGAGACATCGAAAGGAGCGGCATCAGTGAAAAGACCGTCGGTAATAGTATCGGCAGTCTGGTCAAGAGAGCCGAAGGCAAGGACGGAGTTGGGGAGAGCATCGATGGCATCGGTGTAGTTGAATGGCTGGGCACCAAGAGCCTTGTGCATTGTCTTTCCTCCGATGAAGGAGTCACAGTAAGCGACGTGCATATCAGGCTGGACAACCCAGACAAGCTCCTTACAAGGATGATTGAAATTGAGCTTAATCTTGTTGGAAGATGAACCGATGGACTCATCGCCAGTGAACTGAAGCTGCTCAATGAGGTACTCGTGAGGGTTCTGTGCCATGCGTCTGCGCTCGTCGGTGTCAAGGAAGACGTAATCGACGTAGAGAGAAGCGGCTACGAGTGACTTAGCGTAAGAGTTAGTGGTCTTCTGTGAGCTCTCGGACTGGGAGAGATCCTTAACGGCGAAAAGACACTCATCGAGAGGACGGAGCTCGATGTTAATCTTGACCTCGTGATACTGGAGGGCAATAAGAGGAAGAGCGAGTCCTGGGTTGCGGCAGAACCAGAACTGGAGAGGAACGTAAAGAGTTGTCTCAGGGAGAGCCTTGCGAGGGGCGCAGACAGCCTCAGGGACAGAGGCGGCACCGCAAGCAGTTGCGACATCAGCGAAGGCTGGGTCGGTAAGGTAGGTAAGCTGAGTGGTCTGTCCGACCATCTTGTGGTATCCAGCCTCCTGTTCGCTTGTAAGTGTAAGCTGGTTCCAGATGTGCATCCAGTCACCATACTGACGGTCGATGCGCTGACCACCAATCTCAACCTCAACCATTGATATCATCTGCTCTCCGGGGCAGTCAAGCCAGCGGGCATAGTTACCCTCGCTATCGGAAGCGGCATCAGACTGGTTGATTTCAGGGAGTGTAATCTGAAGGTATGTTCTGTAGGCAAGGTCACCATTTCTGGAGACAGTGCATTGGACACGGCGACCGAAATCAGCCTGTCCGTTAAAAGTCTGCTCAATTGATTCCATAGCAAAATTAGTGTGTCTGCGGTAGGTCACCTTCCAGAAAGTAATCTGGGGATTCCCCGTAAGATAGACGTCTTGTGCGCCGTAAGCTACTAGTTGCATTAATCCACCACCCATGGTTATACTATTGCTAAAGAAAAAAAAATTTTATAAATTAATTATTTAATTAATTAATTAATTAATTTATTTGATTTTATTAATGTCTAAATTATCCATCATAAAGCGTTTAAGGTAAGTATCTAATAAAACTTCTTTCTTACCTTCGTGGTTTTTAGTAAATATATAAGCATTCCTCTTTTTTTTTACAGCCCACCCTTTATCTAAAGCATTGTATATAAAAATCATTTTTTGCAATAATATACAGTCTATTTGTTTATTTGTTTCAATATTTATATCTACATCCATATATATGATTTTAAGAAAAACATACTAAAATTATTACGGATTAATGTTTTATTATTTTTAAATTTAAAAATAAAAATGAAATATATTATAAATCATATAATTATGCCTAATTTCAAACCTAAGGCCAAAAAAAAAATTAAAGTTAGTAAAAAATCAACAATTACGTTAGATAGTAAACATAATCAAAAAATGACTGAATTTAAAACTATTCAAGAAAAAACTATACCAGATTTGTTAAAAAAAAGGAAATTATTGAAAAAAAAATTAAGAGAAATAGATGATATTGAAGAAATATTGAATATTAAAGATGAAATAAAAGTTATTAAAAAAAAAATATGTAAATTAAAAATAAAAAAAGATGATTATTTATTACAAAATTCAGAAATTATATTTAATTATTTTGAAAAAAAAAAGAAAACAAGTGAAGGTATTGATATGGATAAAAAAAAAATTTTACATTCATTTTTTAATCCAAATAAAAAAATAAATATTAATAAAGTGAATGAAACAACAAATATTGATAAATATCTTACAAATTTGGATGAAAAACATTTAAATATTAATAATTATATGGTTAATTACGAAATATGTGAAAAATGTTCTGGAGAATGGATACAAGTTGATTATAAAGGATTAATAATATGTAATGGTTGTGGAATACAAAAACAATTTTTGGTTGAACATGAAAAACCATCATATAAAGAACCTCCTAAAGAAGTTTGTTTTTATGCTTATAAAAGAATAAATCATTTTCGCGAAATTTTGGCTCAATTTCAAGCAAAAGAAACAACCCAAATCCCTGAACAAGTTATTATTGATATTAAAGAACAAATAAAAAAAGAAAGAATTACGCTAAAACAAATGACAAATAAAAAAGCAAAAGATATTTTAAAAAAATTAGGGTATAATAAATATTATGAACATATACCATTTATAAAAGATAAATTAGGTATAAGACCTCCTATAATGTC